AACGGGGTCAGAACGAAATACAACTGTTGCAGATGCCAGGAACGCTGATCTTCACTCAGCGGGAGAAACTGGCGCAGGAAGCTCTGGAATGGGGTGCAGACCAAGTTCTGTGGATTGACTCTGATCAGCGATTCCCTGCTGACACGCTGGAGATCCTCCAGGCGAGGCAAGTACCGATCTGCGGCGTTAACGCTACAACGCGCAGAGAGCCGATTCTGCCGACTGCGTTGAACCTTAAGATTGAGCGGGAGATGCTCAACGGCAAGCCAGGAGAGCCGAAACAGGTCTGGCACAAGGTTGAAAGCAGGGGTAAGAAGGGTGTTGAACAGGTGACCGCAGTGGGTTTTGCGGTTACACTTGTCAACAGGGAAGTGTTTGAGAAGATCCCTAGACCGTGGTTTGATGTCATCTGGACTGATCACGGCAATGTCATCGGTGAGGATGTGACATTCTGCGTCCGGTGCATGGAGAATGACATTCCGGTGTTTGTTGATCATGAACTGTCAATGCACATCGGACATATTGGCGTCAAGACCTTTGGATGGGATGACGTAAAACATGGCCCTAGCAACCTACAGCGACCTGCAAACAGCAGTCGCAAACTATCTCGCAAGAAGCGATCTCACTAGCCAGATCCCAGACTTCATTCGGCTGGCTGAGATCCGTCTGCGGAGGCAGCTTCGCATCCGTGAGATGCTGAAGCTGTCCAGCACGACGATGACTGGTGGTGATAGCACTGTCGGTCTGCCAAGCGACTTCCTCCAGATGCGTAACCTGTATCTGGATGGCAATCCAGAGATCCCCATCGGATACCTGTCTCCTGCTTCGTTCACCAGGAATGCGCGGGTGACTGAGAGTGGTAAGCCTGTTGCCTACACCATCCTGTCAGAGGAGATGCAGTTTGCTCCTGTTGCGGATAGCAATTACACGCTTTGGATGTTGTATTACGCTGCGCCGACGTTTTTGAGTGATAGCACAAGCACGAACACATTTACGAGTGTTTGTCCCGATCTTCTGCTTTATGGTGCGCTGACAGAAGCAGAGCCATATCTGATGAATGATGCTCGATTGCAGACCTGGGCGGCAATGTTCCAACGGTCGATGCAGGATCTTACTGTGTCGGATGAGCAAGCAGAGTACAGCGGCAATCCGATGGTGATGACGGTTCAGAAGAGGTAAACATGGCTATTACGCAAGCACTTTGCACCAGTTTTAAGGGTGAGATCCTTGGTGGTACGCACGATCTCGACACTGATACGATCAAGATCGCGCTGTACACCTCTTCAGCGTCTCTGGATGCCGCTACAACGGTTTATAGCTCCACAAATGAGGTTGCCAATGGTAATGGGTACACCACTGGCGGGAACACGCTCACAGGTGCTGTAATCAGCACTAGCGGGACGACAGCAATCGTTGATTTTGCTGACAGCACTTGGTCTACTGCATCGTTCACTGCTAGAGGTGCGTTGATTTACAACAGCAGCAAGAGCAATCGAGCGATTGCGGTGTTGGACTTTGGTTCCGACAAGACCAGCACGAATGGCAACTTTGTTGTGCAGTTCCCGGTTGCTGATGCGTCTAATGCAATCATCAGGATTGCTTGAGGGTAAGTTATGCCGCTTGTCCTCAAAGATCGTGTAAAAGAAACCACGACCACCACCAGCACTGGTACTTACACGCTGGCAGGTGCTGTTACTGGCTATCAATCGTTTTCCGTTGTTGGTGATGGCAACACGACCTATTACACGGTCACTAATGGAACTGACTGGGAAGTTGGTATCGGGACATACACAGCGTCTGGCACGACTCTTAGCCGAGATACGATCCTTGAGTCCAGCAACGCTGGATCTGCTGTCAATTGGGGATCGGGTAGCAAAGATGTTTTTGTCACCTATCCGGCAGAGCGATCTGTTTATGTAGATGGGTCTAGTGTTGTGCCAGCAACATCTGCAACGCTTGCAATCGCAAACGGAGGCACAGGACAGTCTACTGCTAACGCTGCCATCAATGCACTACTACCAAACCAGACTAGCAACAGCGGGAAATTTCTAACTACCGATGGGACGAATACGTCATGGGCTACCGGCAGCTCCAGTGCAAACATTCAAGACTTCACTAGCGTTGGCACATCAAACTGGACTAAGCCAGCCGGGGCCAAAATGGTCTATGTGCTGCTGTTCGGTGGTGGCGGGGGTGGTGGTTCTGGTAGGAGGCGAGGCACTGCGAACGTAGCTACTACTGGTTGCGGTAGTGGTAGCGGTGGAGGTCCGGGTGGCCGAACTGATCTGTTCATTGCTGCATCACTGCTTGGATCAACAGAGACTGTGACGGTTGGTGGAGGCGGGACAGGCGGCGCAGCCAGAACCACTGACGACACAAGTGGTCAATCAGGAAATCCTGGGAATAACTCAAGTTTTGGTAGTTGGGTTGTAGCCAGAAGTGGTGATGGTGGTACTGGCGGCGGAACATCGACAAGTAGTGGTGGCGCTGGTGGCGGCAACTTGAATGTGTATGCAACGGGAAGCACTTCTTACGGGAATTCTGGTGGTAATGGAAACGCGACAAATGGAGTTGCTGGCAGCAGAGCCGCATACGGAGCAGGTGGTGGTGGAGGAGGGGGTGGAAACGGAGCTGGGAACACCGGGCAAAATAGTGGCAGCGCCGGTGGGTTAGGTGGTTCAATCAATGCCAGTTCAACAGCGACGACTGGTGGTGGCGGGACTGCCGGATCTGCTGGTGGTGCTGGTGGTGCTGGTGGCGCGACAACGACATATTTTTTTGGTGGTTCCGGTGGTGGTGGAGGATCATCGAATTCTGCCGGTGCTGCTGGTGCTGGTGGTGCTGGAGGATTCCCAGGTGGCGGTGGCGGCGGCGGCGGTGCTGGTGGTAGTAGCACCAACAGCGGTGCTGGTGGCAATGGCGCAAATGGGTATGTCATCGTTATCACGTTCTTCTAAAAGTTGTCATGCGAAAACAATTCTTGTTAAACCCTGATGGGTCGATCCCGCAAAACGTCAATGTTGCCGCTCTGGAAGAGGCGGGCATTCCGTTGGTGATACCAACAGAGATGCCCAGGTCATCCGGCATGATTGCGGTCGAGCAAGATCCGCAACAAGACGAGCATGGAGTTTGGCGGCAAGTATGGACGCTTGAGCCAGCACCTGAGCCTATTGCGTCTGAGCCTGAAGACCTGCTCGGCAATCTGACAATCGAGCAGAAAGAGGTTTTGATTGCGCTATTAACTAAACCGCAGGGCGTTTAATGTTTGGTTTTTACGCATTATCTGAAGTTCCGTTTTCAGGGATTCTGGATGATGCAACTCGCGTTCAGGTTTCTGGTGTATTAGCAACAGCGTTTACTGGTTCTGTTACTGTTGTTGGTGAAGCAAATGTATTGATTACCGGAGTTTCTTCATCTGGTCAGGTTGGTAATGTTACCGTACCGGTTGATGAGATTGTTGTAATTTCTACTGGTGTTTTTGCTACAGGGCAAACTGGTTTTGTAGTTGTCTCTGGTGATGCTAACGTAAGTCTGACAGGTGTTTTTGCGACAGGTCAAACTGGCACAGTCACTGTCCTTGTTGTCGTCCCTGTTACTGGTGTTCAAGGAACCACTGCTCTTGGTACTGTAACGCTTGAGAGCAACAACTATCTTGATGTAACTGGTTTAAGTCTTGTCGGTAGTATTGGTGTGGTGTCTGTGCTTGGTGTTTGGTCGATTGATAGTTCTGAATTTAATGTTTGGACAGATGAAATGCCAAGCGGTAACATTTGGACAAATCAAGTCAATGGCTCAATTGCTTGGACTGACAACGCTTCAAGCGTAAACACATGGACAGAGCAACCATCTGGTTCAAATTTGTGGCAAAATCTCAGTTAGCAATCAAAGTTTGGAGTTAAATCATGGCTGCTCCTTTTTCTACTACACCGGACAGTTGCGCTGTCAACTGCATTGCAATCACTCCTGCTGACTCTGATCTGGTGCAGCCTGTTCGTGCGCTGTACATTGGCGGATCAGGCAATCTGCGGATCAGCGACACGGGTGGCGGAGCGGTGACGTTTAACAACGTACCTGCTGGCGTCATCCTGCCTGTCATGGCAAAGCGAGTCTGGTCTACCGGAACGACTGCCAGCAACATTGTTGGGCTGATCTAATGCTGCTCGGACTCAATCTCAAGCTGCCTAATCTTAGGTCGATGGGTGGCTATATTCCGGTTCCTGGCGCGCCGTTTGTGGTGAAGGATTCATCCGGGAATAACTATTCAATCGGTCTGCCGGTGAGAGATTCATCCGGTGTTGACTACACGGTTGCATCGTCTGCTAAGACCAGCGATGGAACCGAGTATTACCCAATCTGAGGTAAATCATGGCCGCATACGAGGTTTTGTTACTGAACACAGCAGTCCCGCAGATCCAAGCGGCACAGTCTGGTGATACATACGTTGTTCCGAGGGACATTGCGTTTTCGGCTGCGCTCACGCTGTCCGCAGGCACAGCTAATGGGGTTGCTTTCCTCAACGCCTCCAAAGTCCTGACCACTGGGTCTGCGCTGACGTTTGATGGGACGAATTTGTCGGTTGGTGGTAGCAACAGCCAACAGCGTTTAAATGTAGTTGTCCCCGTATTTACCACAAATGCGTCAGGCGGTATGCGTATCGGTGACAGCGGAAACAATTATTACGTTGACCAATTGGTCACCACAGACGGAAGTGCAAACCCGTTTTGGGATGTGAAGTTTGCTACGCACACTCTTTCGCGTTATGCCTATGGTGGCGGCAACAACTTCTGGGCATGGTACACCAACAACACCGAACAAATGCGCCTGACCAGCACAGGTCTGGGTATTGGGACGAGTTCCATCTCTGACAGGCTTACTGTTGCGGGTAACGTCACAATTCCCTCAAACAATTTTTACAAGATGGGTACAGGGAACTACCTGTATTCAGACGGTGCTAATACGGTGGAGCTTGCTGCCGGGACATCAGGCAAGCTGTCTTTTGTCACCAATGGCGCATTAAGAGCCACCCTTGACGCCTCCGGCAACCTCGGCTTGGGGGTGACGCCGAGTGCGTGGAACAGCAACACAAAGGCAATTCAGGTTAGCACCGCTGCCTCGTTCTATGGGTTGACCAACAATCAAGCCCGGATGGGTGCTAACCACTACTACGATACGGCTGGCACGTTCCGCTATCTGACCACCGCTGCGGCGAGCGATTACCAGCAGTGGAACGGCGTTCACGCATGGTACACCGCCCCCTCCGGCACCGCAGGCAACGCGATCACCTTCAGCCAAGTGATGACGCTGGATGCGAGTGGGAATTTGTTGTTGGGGACGACGCTTAACGGAGGGAATGCAAAACTAAAATCAAAAGTATCGGCTGGAGTTACTGGTCTTGAAATAACTGATGAAGCAACATCAGATTTTATTGTTGTACCAGCAATTAGTGCTAATGTTTGTCGTGTTGGTCCGTCCGCCGGTGCAATGGCTTTTTATTCTAGCAACACCGAACGCGCCCGTATCGCCAGCGGCGGGAATTTTCAAACATCGTCTGGCGGCAGCGTCCAAGTAGGCGGCACGGCTGCCCGTGCGACAACGGCAGGAACAAACCGAGTTGACATCTTCGATGGTACGGCTCCTGTCGGCACGCTTGCTAATGGCATCAGTTTTTACTCCGCTGCTGGTGAAGCGTATGTGATGGACGCGGCAGGGAACGCAACCCTCATATCTCCTCACGATTCAGAAACGAACGAATGGATCTTTCGTTCTAAACACACCCCAACTGGCAAGGTGTTGCGGATCGATGTCGAGCGTCTGCTGAAATTCGTTAACGACCATTTCGGTCTTGACGCGGTTCACGAATTCATTGAGGAGTAAATAATGACCCCCGTCTGGAAAATCGAATGGATGAACACCACACCGACCTCTGCTGATCCCGCCGAAGCGGTGATCACCGTGGGCTGGCGCTGCAACGGCACACAGGACAGCTACAGCGCAAGCGTGTACTCCACCTGCTCACTGCCCCCTGCTGACCCGGCAAACTTCACCCCCTACGCTGATCTGACGCAGGATCAAGTGCTGGGCTGGATTTGGGCGAATGGCGTGGACAAAGACGCGACTGAGGCTGCGGTACAAGCTCAGATCGACAACCAAATCAACCCACCTGTGATTCAACCTCCTCTTCCCTGGGCAGCATGATGCAAGAGTTCACCATCACCGTGACGGTTGAAGAGGCCAACATTATTGCAATGGGGCTAGGCAAACTGCCTTTGGAAGTCTCCGTTGCAATCTGGCAGAAACTGCGTGAGCAGATTCAGCAGCAGACGGAACAGAAAGAATGAGGATTGCATTCGGTCAGTGGACACCAGATCGGCCAGGGGTTTCTGGGAACCTGACCGAGGCTAAAAACATCTACCCTACAGCATCTGGTTATGCGTCTCTCAACGGGACTGCAAACCTGTCTGATGCTGCTAGTGAGAATCTGCTGACCGTGTTTCCTGGTCGATGGGCTGGCGCTACCACCCTATTCGGTGCTGGTGCTGGCAAACTGTTTAAGTTCGATCCTGCTGATGCTGATCTGGATGATGTTTCCAGGACTCCGACTGCCTACTCCACAACTGACTTCTGGCAGTTCACTCAGTTTGGATCTCAGGTGATCGCGTCCAACGGTGTAGACAAACTGCAAGCCTGGAACATGGCATCCAGCACTAGGTTTGCTGACCTTGCTGCTGCTGCTCCCACAGCATCGTTTGTGACCGTTGTGCGGGACTTTGTTGTTGCTGGTAAGACCTCAACGTATCCCAACAGGGTGTTGTGGTCTGATATTAACGATGAGACAGACTGGACTCCTGGTGCTGCCAGTCAATCCGACACGCAGGACATTCCTGACGGTGGTGAGATTCGCGGTATTACCGGGGGTGAGTTTGGTGTCGTGCTGATGGAACGTGGTCTATATCGCATGACCTACATTGGCGCACCATTGTTCTTCCAGTTCGACAACATTGCTCGAAACGTAGGCTGCTACGAGTCTCGATCTATTGCTCAATATGGCCCGATGACGTTTTTCCTGAGCGATGACGGGTTCTTCATGACCGATGGTCAGCAGGTCAAGCCTATCGGGGCAGAGCGTGTCGATAGGTGGTTCTACGCCAACGCAGATCCGTCTCAGTTCAGCAAGATGTCTGCTGCTGTCGATCCGGTCAATAAACTGGTGCTGTGGTGCTTCCGGGATATTTTCAACGTCCAGAAGCTCCTGATCTACAACTGGTCAACAGATCGTTGGTCACACGGTGACTCTGGAGCGGACTACATCTCCAGCATTGCCACTGCGTCTACTACTTTGGAACAGTTGGACAATATCTCAGCTAGTCTGGATGCGCTGCCAGCCTCTCTGGACTCGCGTCTGTGGACTGGTGGCAAACTGATTTTGGGTGGTGTATCCGGGGCCAGGATTGTGACCTTTGCTGGAACTGATCTCACTGGAACGATCAACACAGGTGACATCACCGTAGAGGGCCAGGAAACGCTTATACGGCTTGCTAGGCCACAGATCGACAACGGTAGTGCTACGGTATCAGTCGCAAGCAGAAAACGC